TTTTAGTTTTTTGTAATTTATTTTCATTTACTTTAGACCACCGCTTACTATTTTTTGTTTGTATTATTATCCACATATTGCCATCATTACCGCGTTTCTTTGTTCCTAATGCAAAGTTGTTTGCACTTTCTGATGGTCCTTGTCTAGTTATCATTTTATATATTATATAAAATAAATTTAAAGAAAACATTATAGCAAATATTTAGTAATCATAATTTAAATACTAAAAACATAATATATAATATAAATTACATGGTTAAAATAGCAGTTTGTTTATATGGACAGCCTAGACATTATTCTGAAGGTTGTAAAAATATAAAAAAATTTGTGGAAAATCAGGATGTGGATTTTTATTATCATACTTGGATTTTAAATAGTAATGAATCATATTATAAACATTCAGAATATAGGAATATTAATCAAGAAGAATTAAAAGGTGATAAAGATATAATTACAAAACTTAATTTATTATATAATCCAAAAGCACATGTATTTGAAGAGTCTAAATCAAATTATTTTGACATCAAAGCAAAAGACGAAGTTGTAAATAGTTTAGCATATTCAAGAACAACTGGACATAAAGAGGTATTTAGAATTTCAAACACCCTTTCTCAGTTATATTCAAGACAACAAGTTAGAAATTTGCTGTATAATACTATTGAAACAGAAAAGATTGAATATGATTGTGTAATTATGATTCGTTTTGATTTTTTAAATCCAATCAATGTTACTATTAATTTAAATAAGCAATTAATTTATGTGTCTAATATACACTACCCCAGAAAAATATTTGCAGATGCTATATTCTTATTAAGTGTTGAAAATTTTTTTAAAATGTTTAACATATACGATAATTTACACAATATTATTAATAATAAAGCATTAGATACCTTAGTTTCTAGCTATAACGAAGTAATGTGTATAAGTCCTGAAAATTTAATATTTGCTAATTATTTATACTATTTTAATGATTTAAAAAATGTGAACTATGTATATTTTCCACAATTTTGTTAAAATTTATTTGACTAATTAATTTTTTTAGTTTTTTGGTATATCTTTTATGTTGTTTGAATTTGTAACATTTAACAATTTTATATCTGGCATTTTATATATTATTTTATATATTATTTTATATAATATAGAAAAAAGAAATTTAAAGAAAACATATTAGCAAATAAGTATTAAACAATAGCATTTAAATATTTATTACTCTTACTTAGTAAATAATTAATAATTACTTTAAATATGGAGTTTATTATTAGAGAGAAAATTATTCCTTTTACAAATATAAACTTAGCCTTATTTATTTTATGTTATTTTAAACCATATAACAATTATATAGATTATAATTATTTATATGGTATAAGTTATTGTTGGAATTATTTGATTTTTTTCACATTTAATGGAGCTTATTTAGTAGATAATACAACTTTTAAGAGAATGGCTATTAGAAAAAGACTTTCGCTCCCTATTTTTCATATTGGAAATATGATTGTACATAATTTACCATTTTTATATGTAAACATTTATATACCTGTTAGCGTTACATTATATCATTCATGTATGGCATGTTTAACTAATTTAGTATGGTGTTATTGGGCAACATATGGAACATTTGATATTAAGTATGTTTATGTTTCAATAGAAAAAGAAAAACTAATTAAGTTATATTTAGCAAATATAAGTTCTATATTATATGCTCCGCTTGCCTATAATATTAATAGCTATATACAAGCACAAATACAAACGCTTATTATATAATATAACGAAACAATATAAAGACATAACTACTAACAATGTTAGTAATAGACATTTGTCTATTACTTTTTAAGCATTGGTGCCCGAGTGGTCTAAGGGGTGCGACTCAAGTTCGCATGGCTTCGGCCTCGTGGGTTCGAACCCCACCCAATGTATAGTTTTTTTATAAAATAGCGCCTAACTATTTTATAAAAAAATATGCGTTTTTTTAATTTTTGTTTTTTGAACTTTGTTTCCTTTTTTAGTATATAATTTTTTGTATTTAAAAGAATGCTGGTCTTATGCTTGTTTGACGCCTTAATGGTGGCGGTTCATTAGAATGACTAGTTGGTGGTGGTGTAGTTGGTTGGTATGATTGGCTACGCTCTACTTGTGTAAACGCTGTTGGCGCACTGCTCCTTTGCCTATTTACAACATTACCAAGAGACCTATATACTGCGTTACATTCATCCTTTGTTTCACTATAATTAATAGCATGACCTTCTTCAATTCCGATTTTAGATGCTTCTAGAATTGCGTCTTGATTTGCTCCTAAATACATTAGTTCAATATTATATGATTCTTGTGCGCTAGTAATTAGCTTTTTTAACGTTTGTGCGTTAAATTTTTTACTACAATTTTCACAACCATCAGTAGCTATATAAATCAAACACTTAGTATAACTGTTTGGATCATGTAGTTTCTTTTCCATAAAATAAGTAAGACTTGAACCAATAGCATCGTACAATGCGGTTTGACCACGAGGAACAAATTGCCTTAGTTCAAGAGGCCGCACCTCTTCAATATTTAATGACCTAATTAACAATCGCTCTTCATGGTCAAATAACTTAATTGATACATTTACGCGCTCGCCTGGCTTTAAATCTTGTCTAATAATGTCTAATGTTGAATTAATACCACCAACAGTATCTGCTTCTTTGCCACACATAGAACCTGACCGGTCAATAATAGCGACAACTTCTTGAATAAATGATGCCATAATAGTAGTGTTTTAATATAATTTATATATTTAATTTTAAATCAATTTTTTTTTATGTTTTATATGTGTTTTATGTGTTTTATATGTTATATAAGTTTATTGTTATTATTAAGTTAATTAATTTAAATAATCTTCAAGTACTACGGATAAAGAACATGTGGATGTTAATCCATTAAAAAGAACCATTAAACCAAATGCTCCTAAAATAATTAATGGCACAATAATTTTCTTCAATATTTTTTCTCGCATTAATTTTATATAAATATAAAATCCAACAACTAACATTATTATTCCCATAATAGTCTGAGTAATTCTCATAACATTATAAAAATTAAATGAGTTAGATCCAATCACATTTATTTTCATATTAATATTTTTATCCAAAGAAACATTATTTAGCCCATATTTTAAATTAGAAAACTGCATATTGTTATTAACTTTGATTCTTTCATAGTTACTAAAATATTTATTTTTAATAAATTGAGACCTACTTGATGATTCGCATACAATATATATTATATCAACATATTCTAAATGGTTAATAATTGTTTGAGCATTAAATCTTATCATATTCATAGGGATGTTATAATAACTATATTCTTGTGATTGATCTAAATGTCTAGAATATACTTCATCACTTTTACGAATATCAATAAAGATAATTTTCATATTTTACTATATTATATTATATTATATAGTAAAATAAAATTCATTTATAAGAAGCCAAAAATACATTTTAATATAATCAAAAATTTATTTCATAATATATTGAATATATAAATAATAAAATATGGAATGGTTTAATAAAAATGATATTAAAATACACCATTTATTAAGAGACCCTTTTTCTAATAATATAAAAGGCTATGTTTTACCACACGCAGGAACTAAATATAGCGGCGAAATACTAAGTCATACTTTAAGATTTTTTCCTATTAATTATTTTACTACTATTGTTATTATATATTATCCAGCAAATAGTTCTGAAAATGTAATTATTTCAGAAACTGAAAAATATTATCATGAATATTATGTTATTATGAAAACATTAGATTATGTATGTAAAAAATATTGGAATTATGGTAATAAAAATTTTGTAGGTATTAATTTATTGAAAAATGTTGATGGTGCGCACTTAACAAATTTAGAAAATTGTCTTCTAATAGTATCGGCAGATTATTCACATTTTTTACCAATGCAAGAAGCTATTAAGCTTGAAAATTGCGCAGCACATGCATTAATGCATAACTATTTTCCTAGTCATTTAAAGTGTATTGATGTAATCGATGACGTTAAGAGTTTTAAATTAATGTATGACTATTTGCCAACAGATTATAATCTACAATGGATTGGAAGAACACGTAGCCCTAATTTGCATGGTGTTGGTTATTTAAGTTTTTTAATAAAAAAACCTCAAAAACCAGAAAACTTTAGACTACCACATGGTATGTTTGTTACTGCATATGATATAAATATGGTTCAACGTGAATGTTTAGGAGAATGGTTTACAAAAAGTTATAGCTATAATAAAACTATAGAACAAAATTTGATTAGTAAGGTGTTAAGTTTAGCAAGAACTACAAGTCGTTTAACTGGAGGTAACCATACTAATATTAGTGTATCTCATTATACAATAACATATTTATATAGAAGTTCTAGAAAAAAATTTATTAGAGGTTATCATGGAATTAAATCAGATGCGTTTTATTTGCCTGATGTTATGTTAGAAAATACTTATGATAATGGATTATGGATTCAAAATTATGATAGTTTTTGGAAACAAGGTAAAGTTTTTAATATAAAATATACATTAAATAACTTAAAAAGTAAGGCAAAGCTTTATACGAAAAAAACTCTAAAACTAAAAATATTTAATAAATATTATCCATATTACACGTTATATTATTCTGATGTAATTCATCATAAAATATAAGGGATTATTAAAATCTAACTATTTTTGTTAAATATAACCAAAAGAATATTCCTATAAATGCTTTTGCTAATAAATCAAGCATATTATAACCAATCATTTTTGTTGTTTCACTTGTCTGATAAAAAACGCCATATAAAGACCATAGTCCTAAATATAGCCAAAATATTAATTTGGATTGCTTTGTTACTTTAGAACCAGTCAAAAATAGTTTCCAAATAGTTCCATAGGTTAAAAAGAAAAATATAAAACCTATAAAATTTGCTAGTGTTCTATTTAATAAGTTGATTTCTCCAATATATCCAAAACCCAACATTAAAAAGTTGAAAAATAGGACTAATGCAAATGAAAAAAAATGGACGTCTACTTTATTTTCATAACCCAAAACGAGACATAATACTAATAACATTAATGGTGTGCTAATTACCCAATCAGAATAGCGCATATCATTTATTTTCTCTATTGGTAACTTCAGTTCAGAGTCTGGTGTAGTTAATGGACCATTATCTTTTTCTGCTGTTTTTTTTATTTCATTTGTTATTTGCGTTTTTTGTGTTAGCTGTGTTTTTTGGGTTATTTGCGTTTCTTGTGTTAATACACTTTTTTCTTCTGATTTATCTAATAGTTCTATAAATACTCCATAAAAATAACTAGCAATAATTGATATACAAGTTTCTAAATTCATAATATGGCGAATTTGTGGAATAGGGTTCCTTAATGCCTCAATAAATGTAATCACTCCTGTAGTAATTAAAAACACATATGTAAAATAAAAACTATTTTTAACACTAATTATTTGCATTAAAACTAATACTAATATAGTAAAATAATATTATTAGTAAAATAATATTATTATTAAAATAATATTATTATTAAAATAATATTATTATTATAAAATTTGTCTTATTTGTCTTTAACTTAATTAGAATATGCTAAGCCACCCATACCCGACATAATACGAAGAACGTTGTAGTTAACCGCATATACGCGAACTTTGGCGGTATTTACACCCTGAACTGTAGCGTTCGACAATACTAATTGGAGAGTAGCATTATCAATGCGCGAGAAATTGCATGTGCCAGATGGCTGATGCTCTTCGGGTCTTAGGGCGAACGAATAAACATTAATACCGGTGTCTGGCGCACGGGTGTGGTGCTGGAATGGCTGAACGAGGTCAAAATAGGTGCCTTCACGCTCCGAAAAGCGGTCCTGACCGTTAAGCTGTAATTTGGCAACTACAACTGGATTTTCACCCCAGCAATGCATGTCTAACGCAGTTTCAGCTAAAACAAAGGTGCCAGCATCAGATACACCCGAGTCTTCATCGTTATTGGTACCTAGTGGTCCAGCTGAACCTGTTGCAGCTACATTGCCCGCAATTAAACCACCACTTCCTCCGCCTCCAATAACTACAGATGATCCAGCTTGATTTGTAACAGTTACAGGTATACCACTAATAGACCCTGCTGGTTGTAACTGATTTGCCCACATGTCATCAAAAACACCCGTAGAAGCATTAATAAATTGGCCATCTCTAATGGTTGTCTTTGAACCAAACGCATGAACCGCATTTGGTAACGCATCTAACGCATCGGTGTAATTGAATGGCTGAGCTCCTAATAATGTATTTAGCGCGGAACCAGCAACTAATGACGCACAATAGTCGACGTTGGCATCTGGCTGAACAACCCAGATTAATTCTTTGCATGGATGATTCAAATTTAATTTAATTTTATTGGATGATGAACCAACCGACTCATCACCTGTGAACTGTAACTGTTCAATTAAATATTCGTGTGGGTTTTGCGCCATACGTCTGCGTTCATCAGTATCTAAGAAAATGTAATCAACAAATAGCGACGCGGCAGCTAACGACTGTTTGTAAGCATTGGTAATTTTTGTGCCTTGTCCGTCTAAAGTGGTTACCGCCCACAAGCACTCTTCAATATTGCGAATGTCTAAGTTGATTTTAACTTCGTGATATTGTAGCGCAATTAAAGGTAGAGCTAAACCGGGATTGCGGCAATACCAGAATTGTAGTGGAATGTATAAAGTGGTTTCTGGTAGCGCTTTGCGTGGGGCGCAAACTTGGCGCACACCATTGGCCGAGCAAGGACCATCTACGTCCGCGAATGTAGGGTCGCATACATATGTTAATTGAGTAGTATTACCAATCATCTTGTAATAACCACGCTCTTGTTCCTTGGATAGTGTGAGCTGATTCCAAATGTGCATCCAGTCACCATATTGACGGTCAATACGCTGACCACCAATTTCAACTTCAACTTGTGAAATTAGCTGCTCACCGGGGAAATCTAACCATCTAGCATATACATCACCACCAGTGCTGTTTTTTAAGCTTTGTCCAATTTCAGGAAGAGTTAATTGTAAATATGTGCGATAAGCTAAATCGCCGTTTCTTGAAATGGTGCAAGTAACACGGCGACCGAAATCCGCTTGTCCGTTAAATGTTTGTTCTATGGACTCCATCGCGAAATTAGTGTGACGTCTGTATGTGACCTTCCAGAAAGTAATTTGGGGATTACCTGTTAAATATACATCTTGAGCGCCATAGGCGACTAATTGCATTAAACCACCAGCCATTTTTTTATAATATTCCTAAAGAAAAAAAATTTTTACAATTAATTTAATTATTAATTAATTATTAATTATTAATTATTAATTATTAATTAAATTAATTATTAATTAATATATAATAAATATTATTCAATATATTGTAATATAATAATAAACATTATAATATTATAATATTATAAGTAGCTATGAAAAAAGCAAATATTATTAAAACAACATTGGATAGTAAGCATAATGAAATAAGTAATTCGTTTAAACAAAACGAGGAAGTAATTATTCCTAAATATTTAAAAATTATAGACAAGCTGGAATCATTATTACAAAATTCTAATAATAGTCTTAAAAATCAAACTCTTATTGAAAATATAAAAAAATATAAAAATTTAATCCATTCTCTTGAGAGAAAAAAGAATGAATATTATCTAAATAATTCAAAATATATATTTGATTATTTTGAAAATAAAAAAAATATTTCTAATTCTAATAGTGATTTAATAACAACTAATCCAAACAAAAATGATATAATACACAAATTTTTTTCTACATCACATAATGACGAATATAATGGAGCTAATGCTAATGCTAATGCTAATGCTAATGCTAATGCTAATGCTAATGCTAATGCTAACAATAGCACAAAAAATTCAATTGATAAATATTTTAACAATATTGATTATTTATACTTAAATTATGACAATTTTATATATCCTTCTGATATTTGTAGTGTGTGTAATAGAGGTGAAATGGTTTATGTGGAGTCTGACGGCATATCAGTATGTAATAATTGCTCTAATATTATTAAAAATTTAATTGAAATCGATAAACCATCATATAAAGAACCACCAAAAGAAGTTTCTTTTTATGCTTATAAACGAATTAATCATTTAAAGGAAATATTGGCACAATTTCAGGCAAAAGAAAGCACAAATATTCCTGATGAAGTGTTTGAAAATATTAAATATAAAATCAAAAAAGAACGTATTAGCATTAATGAGCTAACAAATAATAAAACAAAGGAAATTTTAAAGAATTTGGGTTATAATAAATATTATGAACACATACCATTTATTAAAGATAAATTAGGTATAAAACCACCAATAATGAGTTCCGAATTGGAAGAAACATTATGTAATCTATTTATTGAATTACAAAAACCATATTCTAAATATTGCCCTAAAGAGCGCGTTAATTTTTTGAATTATTATTATACACTTTATAAGTTATGTGAATTATTAAATGAAACGCATTTTTTGCCCTATTTTCCTATGTTAAAAGACAGAGAAAAGCGTGTAGAGCAAGACCAAATATGGAAAAAGATTTGTTTAGATTTGGGTTGGAACTTTATTCCTACACCATAGGCTTGTAATAGAAATAGCAATAGTTATTACTCAAATTCACTTGTACCTAATAGATTGGAAAAAATATTTATTATATCTAAATAATAAGCTAATGATGCTGATATAAAATCTCCACCATAATCGCGTTGTAATATACTATTTGTATCATATACAATGTAAAGAGAAAATAACATTAAAGAACATATTACTAATATTTTATAAAGAAAAGAAGATTGAATAATAAAAAACTGAACAATGCTTATAATCAGTAAAAATAACAGGGCAAAAAACAAACTTAGACCAAACATATAACCTAATCTAATGTTGCTTGCTATTAGTGCTACTCCAAACGCAAACATTGAAACAAAAATGCTAATTGTTCCTATATATGCTGTTTTTAATGTGTTTGGATCGTAACGAGACTTTCTATATCCTAAAATTACTCCAAACGCGCAAGAAAAGAGAGAAAATAAAATAAATTTTAACTCTGGTGGCATAGTAATAAGTGCTAGAATTAGAATTAATATAAAGGCAGTTATATATGCGGCAATAAGTTTAGGGTTGAATGTTTTAGTATCTTCGTCTTTTTCTATATCAAAATTTTCACTTACATAATAAGTAATGTAAAGCTGAATTACTAAAGTTATTAAAATTAATGCAAAAAAACTCTTTTTTTCGTATATTAACTTAAATAATTGCGTTATATCTGTTTTTTGCTTAATGTTTCTATTTTTTTTTAGCACATTTGATTTGTTGAGAGCCATCCTTATATTTTATTATAATATTTTATAATAAAATATATTATAATATATTATATACTATATTATATATATTATATATAATATATATATTATATATATTATAGTATGCCTTCTCAAACGCGTAGGTCATCGCGACTAAGAAGTTCAGCGGCTAAAAAAATACAAAAACGGTTTAGAAGTAGGAAGAAACAAAGGTCAAAAGCAAGTCGTAAAATTCAATCAAGAGTTAGGGGAAAACAAACTAGAAAAGTAATAAATAGAGAAAAAAATACTAGTACAACAGTTAATGATTGTCCAATATGTTTTGAACCTTTGACTGAAGATGTTCGTATTGCATTACCTTGTGGACATAGATTTCATAAAGACTGTATAAGGCGTTCACTGACTAGCACACGTGGAAGATGTCCAAAGTGTAGGACAGTAATAACTAATATAAATTATCCTTCTATAGAAGAACAAGAACAAGAACAAGAACGACAAATAATACCATTATTTCAATTACAACCACTAATACATGAATTAGATTATGTATTAGATATAGAACCAATTGAACTAATAGGACACTTTATAGAACGCGCACGCGAACTAGACACTATAGAACAAAGCATGACACTACAAAGCCAACTATTACCTGATGCACCAGAAATTCCAAATATAACTTATGAACATGCAATAATTAATGAAGTAACTGCAAATGATACCGAGACTACTTTAATAAGTCTACATGATGAAGTAAGTTATATAAGCGCTAACTATGTAAGCTTTAGCACAAGGCTAACCAGAAATGATGAAATATTAGACCAACACCTTTTTTATATTACTAATAGAATTGCCGAATTATTAACACGCGCAAGACGCAATGCACACAACGCATTACGAATTTCAAACGCTATTGGTTCATTAATGTTAAGTAGTTAATCTTACTAATGTTATGTTTATACTATTTTATAGTATACTATTTTACTATTTTATAGTATATTATTTTATAGTATATTATTATATATTTTATATTTTATATTATATAATATATATATAATTATGCCTTCTCAAACACGTAGTTCATCGCGTTTAAGAAGCTCGGCAGCTAAAAAAATTCAAAAACGGTTTAGGGAAAAACAAACTAGAAAGCAAGTAACTAAACTAAAAGCAAGTCGTAAAATTCAGTCAAGAGTTCGGGGAAAACAAACTAGAAAAGTAATAAATAGAGAAAAAAATACTAGTACAACAGTTAATGATTGTCCAATATGCCTTGAACCTTTGACTGAATATGTTCGTATTGCATTACCTTGTGGACATAGATTTCACGAAGACTGTATAAGGCGTTCATTGATTACAACTGGTGGAAGATGTCCATAGTGTCGCACAGTAATAACTAATATAAATTATCCTTCTATACAACAAGCACAAGCACAAGCACAAATACAAGCACAAGCACAAGCACAAGCACAAGCACAAGCACAAATACAAGCACAAGCAATATTAGACCCAACACAACGAAGACAATATATATTACAACGTCTACAACAAATTGAAATGTTTGAACAACGATTAGCACAACTATACAATCTGTTAGAGACTCCAAATATAACTATAAATGAAGCGTTACATATTCAAGATAACGCACGCCAAATTGTGCGTGAGCTACGAACGTTATTTTATGAAGCTTCTGAAAATTATCAAAATTATAGAGATGTTCGAACATATGGAACACTTGACCAAGATGTTACTAATATGTATTATATAACGTCTGATTTATATAATCGTGCGCAAGTACTTAGGAATAATGTTACGCGTATTGTAGATGAACTTGGTGATGATGATTATGATGATTATGATGAAACTCCAGACCTTATGTAATATTACACTATTTATATAAATTTTTAAATAATCTTATATATTATATTATATTATATATAATAATAGTCTTAATATAATATAATATATGCCTTCAAAAACACGCAGTTCATCGCGTTTAAGAAGTTCGGCAGCTAAAAAAATTCAAAAACGAATTAGGGGTACACAAACTAAAATCAAGTCGTAAAATTCAGTCAAGAGTTAGAGGAAAACAAACTAGAAAAGTAATGAAAAGAGTAAAAAGTAATATGCAAACAAATAATGATTGTTCAATATGTTTAGAACCTTTGACTGAACATGTTGCGATTGCATTACCTTGTGGTCATAGATTTCATAAAGATTGTATAGTAAATTGGTTAGTTAGAAGTCAAGGAAAATGTCCTAATTGTAAGCAACGTATAACTAATATACCCTATATTTCTACAGTAGAACCAGAATTAGAACCAGAACCTGAATACGAACCCCTAATATTAGACCCAATATTACGAAGGCAACATATATTAGAACGTATGCACAAAATAGAATTATTAGAACGCGAAATTGAAGAACTCAGACCACAAGTACCTGACCCTCCAGAAATTCCAAATATAACTTTTAATGATTCATTAAGTAATCAATATAGCGCAAACGCCGCCGAATATTATGTACGTAGACTCTATAATGAAGCTTCTTATAATTACAATAACTATAGAAGTTTAAACATAAATGATGAAACACTGGAACAAGATGTTAGTACTATGTTTTTAATAACTTCTGATTTATTAACACGAGCACGAGACAATTCGCGTAACGCTCATAGAATTTGCAGTCATATTGCAAATATAGAGTTTGCGGAATATATGTAATATTTCAATATTTTTATAGTCTTATAGACTTATAGTGTTATATACTATTTTATATATATATATATATAATATATATGCCTCCCACAAGACGCCGTTCATCCTCAATAGTAAGAAGTGCCGCTACACGAATTCAAAAACGCGTTAGAGGTAAACAAACAAGAAAAAAAACAAGCGCTCTTAAGAGAGATAAGAGAGATAAGAGAAATTTAGAAATAGCTAATAGAAATTTAGAAATAACTAATGAATGCGCAATATGTCTTGCTGAAGTGCTACCTAACGACCCTATTACATCTTTACCTTGTGGCCATAGATTTCATAGTGAATGTATAATGCGTAGTATGCAGTCAGGTATTGCTACTTGTCCGCTATGTAGAAGCATTATACCTAATAATGATTACGCACATTTAGCTAATCCAACTATGACATATGAAGAGGCGCTGCTTGCAAGAAATCGAGCACAAGAAGAACGTAGATTAGCAACACAAGCATATAATAATGCTAGGTTAAGGACAAGCAACTATGAAAGCTCTAATAGGATTCGAACACTATTAGGTTTAAACTCACCAACTTATGTTAGATTACTTCAAGCTGAAGAGGCTGCCGATGCCGAAGTGAGACAAGTAAGAGCGAATTTAGACCGTTATATGGAGACTATTAGGCGGCTTAGCTAATTAAAAAATGAATATAATCTAAGTGATTTTTCAAATATTATATTATATTGTTGCTATAAGTTAATAATAATATAATATAATTAAATGACCAATACGCGAAAAATAAAAAAAAAGTATAATACTCATAATATTAACAATTATGATTTAGTAATAATTGGTGGAGGCATAGCAGGTCTTTATACTTTATATAAATTGTCTAAACAGTTTACTAATCTAAAAATATTATTATTAGAATCTGGAGAGCGTTATGGTGGGCGAATATATTCTTATAAAGAAACTATAGATGGCGAAGAATATGTAATGGATTTAGGAGCAGGCCGCTTGGGTCATCATCAAAAACTTATAAATACTTTGATAAATGAACTTGGTCTAAAATCTAAAATTGTAAATATAGTAAATACTAAAACATATATAGAAGTAACAGAAAATAACAAAGCGCACGAAAAAACGCAATTCAAAGACTCTATTATGGCAAAATTATACAAATTTTTTCTTAGTCCACTGATTTCCAAATTAGGCAAGCCAGCATTGCAAAAGTTTTACTTATATGAATTACTTACAAAATATGTGTCTGCTTCATTCTCTCAAAAAGTGGCTTCTGTTTTTGAATATTCTTCAGATTTAAATGAATTAAATGCTTATGATGCAATTGGTTATTTTAAATATGACTATAATAAAGAATCCACTTTTTTTACATTAAACGGGGGATTAGGACAAATTATAGACCATTTATTGCTGGCTATAAAACAAACACAGGGTTATAAGCGCAACAATATAACGATTATTAATCTCTCACACGTTGAAAATGTAACTTATAATGCTAATGCTAATAACAATTTATTTAGTATATGTGTTTCCAATTATAAAAATTCAACTAAAACAACATACTATTGTGACCATTTAATATGTGCTATACCTAAACAGAGTTTAGAAAGTTTAACACTTTTTAAACCGCTTTTGAGAGATTTAGACTCAATAAATCCAATTAATTTAGTGCGCATTTTTGAAGTTTATAACACTGAAAATGGAGAATCATGGTTTAAAAATATTAAAAAAACAATTACAAATAGTAAAGTCCAATTTGTAATTCCTATTAATTACAATAATGGATTAATTATGTCAAGCTATAGCGATTGTGCTAATGCTAGATTTTGGAATAATTTATTGGCTAAAAAAGGGCTTGATTATGTTAAGCAAACACTAAATAACATATTAAATCAACTGTTTAGCGTATATAACATAAGTGTTCCACCTAGTAAATACATAAAACTGTATTTTTGGGACGCTGGTGTTGCCAATTGGAAGAAAAATGTTGATTCGGATTATTTAAGTTATAAATTAATAAATCCTTTGCCAAATGTTTATATTATTGGAGAGAATTATTCTAAATATCAGGCGTGGTGCGAAGGCGCATTAATGACATCTGAAAATTGTATTGCTAAACTCATTCCTATTTTAGAACATACTAAGACTAAGACTAAGAATAAGACTAAGACTAAGACTAAGACTAAGACTAAGACTAAGACTAAGACTTTAAAACATACACGCAAACTGGGAACAAATAAGTTAGGCACTAATAAAATTGGTGCTAATAAAATTGGTGGAGTTAATAAAAAGAAAGCATTTACACTTGCTGAAATAAAAAAACATAATAAAAAGGGTGATGCATGGACGCTAATTGAAAATAAAGTTTATAATATTAGTTCTTGGATTCCAAAACATCCTGGAGGAGAGATTATTATGCAAGCCGTCGGCAAAGACGCAACGCAACTTTTTAATTCACGTGGCCATCCCAGTTATGTAAAAAAAACAATTTTACCGAAATATTATATTGGAACTCTTAAAAAATAATAAATTTATACTATATATTACACCTTTAGACATTTAGACATTTAGACATTTAGACATTTAGACATTTAGACATTTAGACATTTAGAATACCGACTTTTGAGTAAAAAAGCAAAAATGTAAAATCAATTTTGATGGTCTTACTTTTTCTTGTTATTATAAGAGGTGATACAATATTTAGTAAATAATAAAAAATTGAATTAAATAATATCACCATTAAGAATAATATAGTCTATATTATTGAAATGGATTTCACCAAATTATCAAAAACAGAACTTTTATTCAAGTGTGAAGAAAATGGAATAAAAAAATGTAAATCAAAAAATAAAGAAGAATTAATTGCTTTACTTGAAAATAAACATGTTGATAAAAAAAATATTGAACTAATAATTGAAGATGATGAAAAAAAAATTAAGATTGAAGTCATAACACAACAGGGTTTAGAAATTAATAAAATATATAATGAAGATTGTGTTATTGGAATGAAAAAAATTACAAGTGAAAGTGTAGATATTATAATTTGTGATCCTCCATATAATATTGGAAAGGATTTTGGAAATAATAGTGATAAACAAAAAATGGATGATTATTTATTATGGTGTGATAATTGGATTGTTGAATGTTTAAGAATACTTAAACCACAAGGAACTTTATATATATACGGATTTAGTGAAATTCTTGCCTTTATAAGAACACGTATAACTTGTAATGTGAGATGGTTAGTATGGCATTATACTAATAAAGTAACCCCATCACTAAATTTTTGGCAAAGAACACATGAAAGCATTTTATGTTGCTATAAAGAAAAACCAATATTTAATCGTGATGACGTTAGAGAACCTTATACAGAAACATTTCTAAAAAATGCCGCAGGAAAAGTTAGAAAATCAACAATAGGTAGATTTAGTACTGGTGATAAAGAAACAACATATACTGCCCACGAAGGCGGAGCATTACCAAGAGATGTTATAAAAATTCCAGCATTAGCAGGTGGAGCAGGCAAAAAAGAACGTGTTGATCATCCAACCCAAAAACCATTAAATTTATGTGATACTTTAATAAAAGCATCTTTAAATAAAACTTCTAATACATTATTAGTAGTTCCTTTTGTTGGTTCAGGTTCTGAGTGTATTTCAGCAAAAAAAAATAACATTAATTTTATTGGTTTTGAAATTAATAATGATTATATTAATACAGCAAATGAAAGATTAGATAATATTGACAATAATTAAATATTAGTTAATTTATCAAGTAAATCAATATAATTGTATTTTGGTTTATTTTCTACGACAGCAGATGCTACAATAAACTTTTTTATTTCTTCTGTCATTTCAATATGTATCCATAATTGAGATGACATACTAAATGTAATTGACATTTTACATCCATTAATTTCATTTGTATTCCATCCAACTTGTGTATCTTTATTTTTTCCTCTTTTTCCAATTGTGGGTTCCCAAACATATGAAGAAGGGTCTAAAATCAAGTTAGTACTTGGTATCAATAACCAATCATAACTAATATTTAATTTATCTGTTTCATCTCTTACTATAAATGAATAATAGTCAAAATTTTTTCGTTTATTAATTTCTTCAATTATTTCTCTTGGCGTTCCACAATTTTTTATACTACAAACACTAGTTAATCTGTAAGAACTAATATTAATACTTTTTTTATTATTTGAATATTTTGCGGATTTATTGCTAATTCTTCCTAATGAACAATTAATATCCATACCAGATGAATGACTTCCGTTACTTTTAGAATAAATATTAATTCGTAATGATGATAATATTGTAGCATTGATGTCCTCCCATATTGTTTCATTTATGGGAGACGAATTAATTAAATGATAACCTTTAACACATTTTTCAAAATTTACATTAATGAGTTCACTATTTTCACAAATAGTAGTAATACTTTTAACTTCATTAATCAATTTAGGTTTAGTCTCCATTTTCTCTATATTGTATTATGATAAGTATTTAATTTATAAAAAGCAATTCAATTTTTAATGTTGTTAAAAAATAATTAGTTTAGAAATAATTCCCTCTTTAGTTTGAACGGTATTATTCATTTATATTTTATTATAAATCAATATCTTTTAATAATTATTTGGCATTCTAAATGTCCAAAGGTGTAAAATATATATATAATATATATTATACTATATAAAATGAGCTTATTATATTTGCCAATGAAATATGTTAATATAATGCATATATTAATTATTGGTGCGTCATTAATATATATTAGTTATTATCAAAGTAAAACACCATTTTGGATTTATTATTTGTTAATAGTGTTGAGTTTAGGCATAGTGTTATTTGTTCCAATTCCCAATTTAGAGCTAACTAATTTTAGAAATGTACTTTATATAGCTCATTATATATTATTTATTCCTGGGTTTATAGCAGTCGCATATTTTGGATTGCATAATAAGCTAACTAAAGATAGTTATGTTGCATTAGGATTTATTGGAACATTTGTTATAATGTATCATTTATATAAACTATTATTTCGCATAATGTAAGCATAGAGAGCTAAAGAGGTAAAAAAATTATATTAATATTATATTATACTAATATAATATAATATGTCTAGCATTAATCAAAATACTATTAGAACTCCCAGAATGCATTTAAGGTCGGCAACTCGAAGACAAAATACACCAAGTGCATTAGCACGACGAACACAGGCTTTAGAAACGCGCAGAACCATTTTAGGAAATACTATTAGAGAATTAGAAGCCGATTTAAGACAACAACGCGCAGCACTAGACACACTAACTATTGAAGTTGACCGCGCACTAAGACGTAGAGATGATGAACGCGATCGCTATGAAAGGTTGAGAGAAGAACGTGAGAATTTAAGATACACACTTCTTACGAATTTTAATCAGTCCGAGTTAGGAATGGAATATAAGGAACTTAAGAGATGGTGGTATGAGCACGTAAATAATGAAGATGAAAACACGGAAGGCGCAAATTATTATGATAATCGTAAAGCAAGATTTGATCAAGTTAGTGCTCTTTTTGATGAGCTAATGGATACAGGTCTTGCTCCTATTATAGAACAAAAAGCACTAGCGCGAGAAACATACAGACTAGCAAGCGAACACCATTATAGTTTATATCAACAACAACAAAGTATAATGAGGATTGTAAGCGACCTTGAGCGTAGACTTACAAGAGCACTTATTCGTGATAGACAGTTAAATCAAGCGCGCGGTAAAAGACAACGTCGTGCTACACATAAAAAAGGTAAAAACACAAGAAAAAGAAGACTATAAAAACTATAAAAACTATAAAAACTATAAAAACTATAAAAATCAAATCTATAGTATATTATATTTTATTATATTATACTATATTTTATATATGAGTGAAAGAAGAGTATCATCACGACAACACCAACCAAGTTTAGCCTATAGAAGACGTAGACTATTTAGAGAAATAACAAAATTTAGAACTATAATAGCTAACTTAGACAATGACATAAGTAGACTTAATGAGCGAGCAACATTAGCTAATGGTGATGCTGCTAGTGCTAGAGAACTGATACGCAATTTAACTCAAGAAATATCGCGAATTTCTCAAGAAGAATTACAAGGTATTACTGGGCACGAATATGCTAGGGCATTACGCAGCTATAATGATTATATTAGAACTAATCCCACTGATGTTGAAGGTATAAGAAGTCGTTATACTGAGGCAACTCGTATTCATGGTATTACTAATGCTGCTATTCAAGAAATAATTAAACCACTAAGAATAGAAGCACAGTCTAAGCTACAACTTTTAATCAAAGCAAACAAAAAGTATAAAAGTTTAAATGAACACATAGCAACATTAACGCAACAAAAATACGATTTACAAAACGAACTTGATACAATGAATAGCGAATATTTATCATTAAGTATAAATGAAAATAATGCATGCGGTAAAAAACAACATCGTTGTACATATAAAAAAAGAAAAAAAGGGCAAAAACACTAGAAAATGATTTATTAACTTATTAACTTATTATTATAATATATTATAATAATATATTATAATAATATATATACATATATGTCTGATAGTGGTGAAGATTCACCACCAATAAGACAACAAAGACCAATAACATTAGCAAGAAGAGCAACTGAAGTACAACAAACTGCTCTAGCTAATAGAAGGCGCACACTATTTAAAAAAATGGAAAAATTAGGAACTAAATTAGCTAAATTAAATAACAAAATAAGTAGTCTTACTCAAGAATTAACATTAGTAGATAGCAGGCGTAGCACTATTAGAGAACGAATACAGTTTTTAACTATAGAAATAAATCGACTTACTCAAGAAGGAATGGAAGGGAATCTTGGAAACGCATATGCTAGGTCGCGTCGCCATTATGAACAATATAGAGTGACCAATCCAAATGATAGGGAAGGTATAAGAAGTCGTTATGATGAGTCAAGTAATATTCATAGAACTAGTATTGCTGCTATTCAACAAGTTATTAGACCACTAATTGAAGAAGGAGAGTCCGCATTGCGAGCCTTAAGTGAAACAAAAAATAACTATGATACTTTATATGCTCGTAGAGACAAATTAATGAATGAAAGAGACGAATTACAATCTAATCTAGATGACTTGCGTAGACAAGATAGAGAGTTAAATATAGCGCATGGTAAAAAACAACGTCGTTCTAGACGTAAAAAAGAAAAAAATGGAAAATAAGACAAAGTAAAAAAGTTTATAGTTATAAAAAACTATAAAAAACTATAAAAAACTATAAAAAACTATAATATATTATATACTATTTATATATACTATATGCCAGATATTATAAATGAAAATGAAAGAGAAGCATTGGCGCTACAACAAATAGCTTCGCTAAGAAGAAGGCGAGCTTTAGCAAGAAATAATCAAGCTATAACAAGAAGAAGCCGAGATTTACTTAGAGAAAGAAATGAATTAACAACACAATTAGAAAAATTACAGTCTGAACTAAGAACTATTAATGCTAATATAATGGATGTAAATGCTGATATTGTTACTATTAGGCGACGTATGGAGACTGCGAGTCAAAGAGCAACTCTTGGAAGAACACTAGCTACACAAGAACAAATACGAGGTGTAATATTGGAGACACATCGTAGCGCACGAAGTGCCTATGAAAATTATAGAAATGCTAATCCTAACGATACTGACGGTATTAGCCAACGTTATAGTGATTATATTGCTATTGGTAGTGCCATTCACGCTACTAGTCAAGAACGCGTTATACCATTAGTTGCCGAAAGCAATAGAGTAGTACACACTATGCTTGCAGCAGAAGAATCATTAATTAATTTAACTAGTCGACAAAGTGTTTTAAGACAAGAAATAGCTGAACTAGAAGCAAGACTTAGTATATTGGATACACAAAGCGACGAGTTAAACCGAGCACGTGGCAAAAAAAGAAGACATAAAAAAGGAACAAAAGTTAAACACGGAGGCGCGTGGACTTTAAAATATAAACGGTCTATAAATTGTATGCGTCCAAAAGGATTCTCTCAAAAACAATATTGTAAATATGGAAGAAAAAAGTAAAAAAGTAAAAAATATAAGTGTATTGTAATTTTCTATTTTGTAATTTTTTATTTTGTAATTTTTTATTTTGTAATTTTCTATACTATATATAATTTATAATATATAGTATATATATAGTATAATATGTCTCCAGTTAATAATACAGCAAGTGCCTTATTTGGATTTCTAATAGCCAGATTGAATAAACTAACAAAAGATATATCAAGTGTTGCTGGTTTCCATGAGTGGAATGATGTTCAACATATAATAGAAACGTTAATAATTGTTAATGAAAAAACAAAGAGTGAAATAGAATATATTTTTGATCATTGGATGCCTTTTTATCATTATAGTACACCACCTCTTTCTATTCCTGCTATGAAAGTTTATAATGCACTAGTAAATATATTGACAGTTAAATTTAATATTTTATCTCGTCCTGTTAATAATGAAACTGTAGAATCATTACTTCTTGACTATAATAAACTTAATAATTTAATACCTATTGCTATTGCTGAATTATATGCTCTTAATCAAGTATTAATTGATTTAGACATTGACCCTCCTATTGTTCAACCACCACAGCTTCGCCGCCAACCAAATATAACACCTTTTCCAACATCTTTTTCGTCATCTGATTCTTCATCTTCGTCTTCGTCTTCGTCTTCGATACACGAAGACCAAGTACATCCTCTTGATATGGCCGCGGCTAAAATTTACTTTAATACATATAGAAAATCAAGAAAATCAAGAAAATCAAGAAAATCAAGAAAATCAAGAAAATCAAGAAAATCAAGAAAATCAAGAAAATCAAGAAAATCAAGAAAATCAAGAAAATTAAGAAAATAAAATAAGCCAAAAAAATAATATAGTGTTACAATATAGAATGTCTCATCTAAGTTCACCAATGTCAATTGCCATTATGATTTTTTACTCGTTTTTAACATTCTTTATTGGTCCATTTATAACAAGACCCTTTTTAAAAGAGCACCCTGACCATTGTATAGCTGGATTTTTAGTAGGTTTCACAATTAGCATACTTTTATGGATGAAAATAGGAAGACACTATTCAAAATAGTCTAGTAAAAATAAAAATAAAAATAAAAATAAAAATAAAAATAAAAATAAAAATAAAAATAATTAATAAAATAGTTATTTTTATTTAATAATGTTTAGCAATATTCAATGTTTAAACAAATTTTGTCATAACTTTTTGCAAAATATATATCATAGATGCAAACAACATGCTATTAAAAATATAACCATATAAATTAGGATTACCATCAACATTAAACATAAATGGTAATAAATTTTTATTGTATTTCTTAATAGCTGGTAGTTGAAATAAAAAATATACAAGTGCTATTATTATTGGAAGCTGTCCTTCGCCATATAGCATATCATAAAAATTAGAATTGCGCATTTTTCTGTTATTTTCTTCAATCAAATAGTCTGGTGTTTCGTTGTTTTTTATATAATCTTCTTGAACTGGTGGTGGTATATAATTGGGTTTTGTTTGTTCATCATTTGAAATTTGTATAGAATTGTTTGGAATATCTCGTGATGGCAGTGCTGTTGAACCATTTAAACTTGCTTTTTGTATTTGATTTACAAGCTCATTATAGTTTGGTTGTTTATTTAGCACATTATTTTCCATTGTTATTTGATTACTGTTTTGTTGCATTGGATTTTGTGTGCTATATGTTCCTGATGGTATAAATTGATTCATAGCAGGGCCTGGCATCTGATTATTTTGGTTTGAAACTATTTCATTTTTATTTAAAATAATATTTTGCGGTTGTTGTTGCATTAATAGTTGTTGTTGAACGCTATTAATTTGCATATTAGAATTTGGATTTGGATTTGGCAATTCATTTATATATGTTAATCCACTTGAAGACATTAATTAATATATATACCTAAATATTTATTGAATTAAAAACGCAATAAACATTTAAAATTAGTTATTTTGTTCTTTTAGTCAATTTCTTCCATATTAGATTCTTCTTTGTCTTCTTTGTCTTCTTTGTCTTCTTTGTCTTCTTTGTCTTCTTTGTCTTCTTTGTCTTCTTTGTCTTCTTTGTCTTCTTTGTCTTCTTTGTCTTCTTCATCTTCTTTGTCTTCTTTGTCTTCTTTTTCTTTGTCTTCTTTGTCTTCTTTGTCTTCTTCGTCTTCAATAGAAAGACCTAATTGAATAATACGATTAATTCTATTTACAAATGTTGTTGGTTCTTCTAGACTAAAGCCACTATTAATTAGTGCCGACTCAAATAATAGAGTAATTACGTCTTTTAGGCTATTTGTATTAACTTGATTTGTAACCTGTGTTTGTAAAGCTTTAATAATAGGGTGACTTGGGTTAAGTTCCAGTGTTTTTTTAGATACCATATAAGAATTCATATTTGGATCGCGTAATGCTTGTGCTTTCATGATTCGTTCCATATTGGCAGACCACCCCGTTTCGGCAGTTACTAATACACACGGACTAGTAACAACACGCTCACTTAGTACCACTTTATCAACTTTGTCTCCTAAAATAGATTTAATGCTATTTGTTAATGGCTTAAAATCCTCAATCTTCTTAGTCCATTCTGTTTTAGATTCATTGGTTTCATCAAATTTTAAACCTTCTTTTGTTACACAAACTAGTTGCTTTCCATCATATTCTCTTAATTGTTGAACACAATATTCATCAATTGGTTCAGTCATAAATAACACATCGTAATTAAGTTTTTTACATTTTTCAATAAAAGGTGAATTTTCAACAGCTTTTTGCGTTTCGCCTGTAATATAGTAAATAGCTTTTTGTGTTTCAGGCATAGCCTCCACATAGTCTTTAAATGAAATCATAGATGTTTTAGAGTTTGAACTATGAAACATTAATAATTCAGAAAGCTTTTCACGATTTGAAGTGTCTTCATGAATACCTAGTTTAATATTTTTGCCATATTGTTCATAAAACTTTACATAGTCTTCGCGTGTTTGTTTAATTTCGCTAAATAATTCTAAACACTTCTTTACAATGTTTTTCTTAATTACTTTTAGAATTTTGTTTTGCTGTAACATTTCACGCGAAATATTTAGGGGTAAGTCTTCGGAATCAACAACGCCTTTAACAAATCCTAACCACTCGGGAATTAAGTCTTCGCATTTATCACTAATAAATACACGACGCACATATAATTTAATAGAGCCTTGTTTCTTTGTTTTTGGTTCAAAAATATCATATGGAGCGCGCTTTTGTACGAACAATAGACACTTAAACTCTAGCTGTCCTTCTACTGAAAAATGTTTAACTGCTAAATAATCTTCCCAATCGTTTGTAAGTCCTTTATAAAAAGCAACATATTCTTCTTTACTAACTTCTTCTGGTTTTTTAGACCAGATTGGTTTTTGTTTATTTAATAGTTCTAGCTCTTTATGAACTTCTGTAATCGTTTTTGTAACTGTTTGTTTTTTGTCTTTGTTTTTATCTTTTTCTTCGTCTAAATCTTCAATAGTAGGTTCGTCTTCTTTGTCTTCTTTGTCTTCTTTGTCTTCTTTGTCTTCTTTGTCTTCTTTGTCTTCTTTGTCTTCTTTGTCTTCTTCCTCTTCTTCTACTTCTACTTCTACTTCTTTAGATACTGTTTTTTCAACACTAAGACTAATAGGATAATTAATAAACTCAGAATGTGTTTTTACAAGTTCTTTAATTCGGTGTTCTTCTAAATATTCAAGCTGGTCTTCTTTTAAATAACACACAATTTTTGTGCCGCGTCCTAATTGTTCTTCACCATTATCTTTTTTCACTGTAAAAGAACCACCAGCATTAGATTCCCATACATATTGGTCATCATCATTATGCTTTGAAATAACTACAACACGGTCGCTAGTTAAATATGTTGAATAAAACCCGACTCCAAATTGCCCGATTAAATTTACATCTGTTCCTAGCTTCATTGCTTCCATAAAACCCTTTGTTCCTGATTGCGCAATTGTTCCTAAATTTGTTATCATATCTGCTTTTGTCATACCAATACCCGAATCCACAATAGTTAATGTTTTATTTGCTTTATCTGGAATAATATTAATATATAGTTCTGGATTAGAAGCTAATACCTCTTTGTTTGTTAATGATAAATGCCTCACTTTATCTAGAGCATCAGATGAATTAGAAATTAACTCGCGTAAAAAAATCTCCTTATTTGAATAAAATGTATTAATAATAAGGGACATAAGCTGATTAATTTCAGCTTGAAAAGCAAATGTTTCTACATCAGGTTGGTCGGGCATAGTATAATATTTTTATAACTCATTTTGCTTTTAAATTAATTTCATAAATATATTTAGTTAAACTATTTATTATACTAAATAAAAAAATTAATATATTATATACTATATAATATATAATATATAATATATAATATATAAATGATAAATAATGTTGTTAAAAATATATTACATACAAGTATGGGAAAAATTATATTATCAATATTATTGGGTCTAGGACTTTCTACACTATTTAGGCAAGTATGTAATTCTAAAGATTGTTATAAGTTTATTGGCCCAAAACATAATGAATTGCGTGATAAAATATTTGCAAGTGACACTACTAAAACAAAATGTTACAGCTTAGTAGAAGAAAATATTCCATGTGGTTCAAAAAGTAAAACACTTGACTATGCTACTGATTTTACTTAAAAGGCACATTTTCAATTTAAAGGCACATTTTCAATTTAAAGGCACATTTTCAATTTAAAGGCACATTTTCAATTTAAAGGCACATTTTCAATTTTGCTTTTGTCACTTGGACAGTTTATTTCTTGCACTTTGTAACCAAAGCAATTTTCAGCCTCATCTTTATATTCTATTTTGTCAATATTGTATCTATTTGGATATACTATTACTCTTCTATTATAGTCTATATAATAAATATATAATAATCCTAATAAAAATGTTATTAAAAATACAGTTATATTTATATATTTTGATATGCTATTAAAAAAGTTAAAGAATACCATTTAATATAATGTAATACTTTATATTTAATCATTTATTTCAACAATTAATTCTTCTAGACTATAATTATTTTGATACAATATATATTTGTCTTCTTCATTTTGTTCAACATAACATGACTTATATTTTAAATTCATTAAATCTTTTCCAATAACAGCTAGTTTACTCTTGTGTATTTCAATAGCGCTTATTAAATATACAACTTCTCCTGAAGATTTATATAATTCAAGCGCTTCGCTGTATTGTTTTTTATAGGTTTCAAATTCACTAGTTTTTTCAAGAATCATTGTTTTTAATTCTTCATTGTTTGTTATTGAATTATAATAATTCACTAAATTATTATAACTTTCTTGACTATTATTTAATTGTTGTTTTAATGATTCAAATAATTCAACTGCTTTTTCTTCTTCAATATAATTAAATAAAAAATCCAGCTTAGTAGATATAATTTGTTTTTTGTAATTTATTACTTCATTGGAAGATTTTAAAATACGACTATTAATTTCTGCAAATTGTTTTCGCTTTATTGACAAATCTAAATTACACGGATTAGTGCGATTTCCACATGTAGCGCGCAATAAAACTGGTGTTTCTGTGAAAATGGTGCCGCCATCTGCCTTACAATTTATACATTTTGGCTTATATTTAGCAAATGTTTGTTTTTTTTGGCTATTATCAATATTCTTATTACTAATTAATTCGGTAATTTTTTTTTGTTTAATATCCTCATATTTGTTTTTTAATTTATAATATTTACCTACTTCATCATAATATGGTTTTAGTGAATCCGCACTCATAATATTATATTATAAAGTTATAATATAAATTTTATTTTATTTACTATTTTTAATTTTATAATAGTAAATAAAATTAAATAAGCACTGTGTTTTAAGAAAAGTATACTGTTTTGTGTAATAAATTGGCTTCTGGGTGGTTACTATAATCGGGTAAATTTGTTATCATATTGTTTCTAATTTTTTGCTGATGGTCAATATTTTGTCGATTATAATACACTAATTTAGACATTATATATTCTTTGTCTTTAAGTGTTTTTTCATAATAAGATTTATAATTATGCGGCCCCTTATAGCGACTATATAATAATATAGCTAAAATCAAACAGAAAGCAGCAAACATTAATATATTATAAAATGTATTGTAATTAGCTTGCTTATATTTATTACAACCCTTTAAAACTTCTTTAAAAAATAACTTCACACCATTATCTACTAACTTTGGATTAGTTCCATTATTTACTAAATTTGTGTTATGTTTTATAGAATTATATTGTAAATTAGTATAATCAAGTATATTAAAGTTCATTATACTAATATATTAATCACTTTTTATAATTTATTGTTATACTTATAATTTAATTATGTTTTAATTTATTTTAAATTATATTATAATATAAGAATATGGCTAATATTGACACTCCTGTTCCTGGAAGCTCGTTAATTTTTTTTTTTTTTATAACATTAGGGTTTTTAATTTTTACTTTGTTTAGTATACAAAGTGCTAAGTCAATAGAAGACATTGAAAAAGCCAAAGATGGTACTATGTTGACTATTATATATGTATGTATACTAGTAATTGGATCGTATTTTATAAATAGTACAGTGTCTAAAGCGCTATGTAGTAGCCAAGCTGTTCGCTGGACCGATATTTTATTGGCTACACTATTACCTTGGATAATTATATTTTTTAGTTTATTTATAATTTTAAAAATTTTTCCTGGTTGGATAACGCCTTTTTCTAATACTGTTGGATATCTAGTAATAAGTATTTTGGGAGTTGAAACCACATTAACAAATATACTTAATAGTAACCCTGGTGTTAGTAATGATTTAGCAAAAGCAATTGCAAATATTACACACAATAAATCCAACTTTATTAATCAAATAGATATTAATAAAAAGACTTTTTTAAGTTTCATAAATGACTTAATAAATGCTCAAATAATAATATTAGGGAAACCATCAACAGCAGAAGGACAAACAGAAGGAGCAGAAGGAGCAGAAGGAACAAGAGCAGTAGAAGGAGCAGAAGGAACAAGAGCAGTAGAAGGAGCAACAAACAGATCAGAAACAGATAAAGCTATATTAACCAATCCTGATATTCAAAACTTATATAAACTCTTAGTTATTAAAAATGTTCTTGGACAAATTACATGGTATATATTAGCAGGTGTATTAGTTAGTTCAGTTAGTTATAATTATATAATAAATATGTCTTGTGACAAATCATTAGAAGAAATTACAAAAGATTTAAACAATGCTGAAGCAGAAAGTCTTGAATATGCGCAAAGGAGTATATAAAGAATGCTAAATGCTAAATGCTAAATGCTAAATGCTAAATGCTAAATGCTAAATGCTAAATGCTAAATGCTAAATGCTAAATGCTAAATAACAACTATTTAAAGCTATATTAATAAGGCTTTAAGCTACATATTTATTATAATTTACATAACACAATATACAAAAATATACAAGTATTGCTAAAATTATTACCATTAACCATAATGGTAATATTGTTTTATTTTTATAACCTATTCCAAACTCGCGTGGCTTTCCGTTTTTATCAAACATTAGTGTTGGTTTAGTTGCTAATAGTATTGCAAATAATACTAAAAATATTATTAATGATACTAACATTATATTATTCACAATAAATTGTCTTAACATACTTAATATTATATATTATTTATAATATATAATAATAACCCTTATATTTTTATAATTTTTTAACAAATTATGTTTTATGTTTTATGTTTTATGTTTTATGTTTTAGTCCTAAATATACAAAGACATTATTTATTTAGTATAAAATAATTGTCTTGTCTAAGCTTTAAATTTTTTTTATAAAGGCTTTAACCAGCTTCTACATTAACTAAATTAGTTGGAGTTCTTGAATTAGTAATAATTTGAGTTAATATTTCCTCATGACGTCTTTCAAATCTAAGTCTTTCTCTTATACACCTATCTCTCTCTGCTAAATAAGTTCGCGCCAATAATTCTTCGCGTTCTGCTATTTGTGTTAATCTTGCCCGATTAAAAAAATTAGCATGGTTTGCTCTTTCTCGTGCAGCTGATGCCTTTATTCTTTGATTTTGCCATTTAGTTCGTGCATTAGTTACTGCTCTTGACAATCTTGTCCATTGAATATGTAAGCTAGCTATATTTGCACGATGTGATTGCCTAGATGTGTGCCGATTACGAGATGTTCGATAAATAGTATGCCTAGTTCCAATATTATTTCGATTTGTAGTTTGATTTGTAGTTTGATTTGTAGTTTGATTTGTAGTTTGATTTAGTACTGGTATTGGAGCTCTACATAATGGACATCGAGCATTATAATTATTATCAATAACTGGTTTAATACATTTTGCGTGAAATTTATGTCCACAAGGCAAAGTGCTTATTAGTCTGGGAAACAACATTTTAGCTAAACATATAGAACAAACATCGGCATCTACTGCTTTAGCTAATGTGGTTTTAAATGATTTTTGTATTTTCTTCGCACTGTTTTTTTTATATATGCTGTCTAATAGTTGTCTTTGCTTAATAGTTTTTCTTATATTTGTTAGAAATTGACTAGCAATAAGCTTTCGTTTGTGTGTAAAAGAATTACTTTTGCTTTTACTTTTACTTTTGCTTTTGCTTTTACTTTTGCTTTTACTTTTGCTTTTTTTTCTCGTGCTTTTAAATAACGAAGAAATAAAGCTTGGCATTACTAAGATAATACTATATAATAATTTATTTTAATTTATAATATATTATATTATAAAGTAATACATTATGAGTTTTAATAACACAAGTATCACAAACATTACAACTATTAGTAATAAAAAAATTGCTAAAACTAATTTTTCGCAATTGTTTAAGCTTTTATATGTAAAAAAATTCTTTTTTATGTTAATTTTAATAAACTTATTAATTCAAGTAGCCATTACTTATTATGTTCATATAAATTTTAACCGCGTTGAACTTACTAAGGATGATAAAGTTCGCCGACTACTTATTATTGGAGCGCATATATTAAGTTTTGTTTTTATAATTATTTTAGATATTGTTCCTATGCCAAATTGGTTAAAGTTTATACTATTTTCTCTCTTTTCAGTAACAATGGGAATAATTTTAGAAGACATAAAACCGTATGTTGATGAAGACATTATTAGAACAGCTTTTATATGTTCTATTAGTATATTTGTTTTGCTGTTTGCGTTTGCTATAGCTCTTATAGGAAGTGCTATACAATTACCTTATAAAATTAGTCTTAGTCTATTTTTTGCCTTATTAGTTTTGTTAATTAGTAGTATAATTCAATATTTTATATATTTATCTTCTATACTTAAAAAGACGTTACTTGGTTTTACATTATTGTTATTTTCTGTATATGTTGTATATGCTACAAATATTATAGCACAACGCGATTATAGTGGGGATTTTATAACAGCATCTATGGATTATTATTTAGAACTATTTAATATTTGTGTTGCACTCTTATATAATATTAGCATGAAATTATTTTATAGTATTAAAAATGTTGTTAAAAAGGATGTTAGCAAATAGTCTTATACTATTTGATGAGTTATTATTTGGCGATCATTGTTCAATTCTGTAATATATTTATAAGCAATATATTTATCTTTTTCTATTATATTAAAGTCTAATGCCTTAGTATACATAGTTAGTGCTTCATCACTTGCTTGAATAGCTTTTTCTAAGTAGCGTCTCTTATGTTCTACAAGCTTGGGATTGTCTGAATTATTTGCTATGTCCTGATTAAGTTTAGTTACATAGGCAGATGCTTCATTCCACATATTTCTTGTTATTTCAACATTTTCTTCGCTAGCATTATAGTTAAATTTAAGAACTAACTCTTCTTTAAGTTTACTTGGGTCTAAACTTGTTAATTTAATAGGTTCTCGACACGAAGGACACCTTAAGTCATCGTCATGAGTATTATTTACATAATTATATAAACATCTACTATGCAAAATATGACCACATTTTAATGTTGTTATTGGTTCTTTTAAGTCAATTTTTGATAAACATATTGGACATATATCTGAGTTTTTTATAATAGTTATAGCTGAGTTTAATTTTGTTTGTAGTTTTTGTGTTAGAGCTCTTGATTTTTTAGAACGTTCTAATACTTTTGATTTATAACTATTAAGCTTACTAACAAATCGTGTAGCAATAAGCTTACGTTTTCGCGTAAAAGAATTGCTTTTACTTTTGCTTCTACTTTTGCTTCTACTTTTACTTCTTAATATTATTTGTACTTTTTTTGTTCTATTTTTAAATAGTGGCATATATTATATAGTAATATAATATAATGCATAGAATTATTGCATAGAAAGCGGTATATTGCCAAATGTTCTGTCATTTAGTAGTGTATTGACTCGAGTTCCGGTTCTATTAGGTTGAACGCGTCTACACGTAGGACATACATTATTTACTTTGAGCCATGCTTCTATGCACTTATTATGAAATTTATGGTTACAATTTAGTGTTTTTATATTTGAACTATTAAACATAGAACCCGTGCATATAGCACATATTCCATTAACTAAAGCCTTTCTAAATGTGCGTTGAAGTGTTTTTGCTGCGCGTTTTTTTCTAAATCTTGTATATGAATTTGACTTAGAACGTGACTTTGACTTAGAATGTGACTTAGAACGTGACTTTGACTTAGAACGTGACTTAGAATGTGACTTTTTAGATGACACACTTTGAGGCATTATATACAATCTAAATAATATATTATTTTGCTAATATATTATTTTGCTAATATATTATTTTGCTAATATATTATTTTGCTAATATATTATTTTGCTATTTTTGCTTTGCTACGTTTATTGTGTCTTTTGCGTAGTGTTCTTCTTTTTTTACCTTGTGCTTCTGCTAGTGCTTCTGCTGGTGCTTGTATTGGTGTTTGTCTTCTTACAAATCCATTTTGTCTATATGGGAGCAATGGAACCGTTATACGATCATGTAACGGGACATTCATTGCTCTTATAATTGAATCACATATTTCTATTAACTTGGCAGTTTCTGTTTCATTTACTGGTGGAAAATGATTGGTTAGTAAATTTCTTAATATGTTTATATCTTCATACAGATTTGGTAATCGTAAGACACCTGCTATAGTTCTATTAGGTATTGTTCTTAATATATCATCTTTTACAGCACTTAGCGTAATTGGATCTGGGTTTGTTCTTCTTAAAACAATTACAAATCTTATTAAATTATTATAAAAATTAGGAACACGTGTTTTAAACTCATTTTTATTTACCATAGTTTGTACCATAGTTCGTCCACTTTTCTGGATTCTGGATGATGCATAATTTTGTAATACCTTATTTGTTACATCTCGGTGTGACCCATTATACATACTGGCTATGAGTACTTTTCTTTCTAAAAATCTATTGCCTGCTTTGTTGTTTAGCTTTAATGTTTTGCGACCTTTTTTACGCATTTTATATATAAAAATATTATTTATAAATATACTATTTTTATATTGGAAAACTACTAAATGAAAATGTAATTGAAATAACAATAAAAAATTATGCGCTTCAATATTAATCTTCGTGGTTTCCATTCGCATAATCGTCGTCATCATTATCATAATTAAAATCATCATCATCGGGAATATTAGACATACTATATTCTTCGGCATCAATAGCCGCATCGTTGAGCATTTGTTCTTCTAAATCTAAGTCATATATTTCTTTGTTCATTGCTGTTACATTATTGTTGCGCTGTAATTTCCGCTCTTTTATTGCTTGTTTTTCTAATGCTTCGCGTTCTTGGTCGTAGTTTTCTTTTACATATTGTGTAAGCCCCTTTTGCATTCCTACATTCCATTTTTCTAATTTGTTATTTTTCAAAATATTTTCAATTTCGCGCTCTTCATCAGAGAGATTTTTCAAAAAATCAGTTATTAAGGTTTTCTCTTTTTCTTTTGCCATAACAATTTTCTCTTTTACTTTGGCATACCCGTTGTTTATTAAATTATAATGTGTGTTCATTATGTTTGAATAGCACATTATATAATTTATGATGGTCTTCATAAATTCGTCTTTGTTGTAAGTGCTAGAGTCAATATTTTGCAGTTGTAACATAAACTCTTGGTCTTCACTAATATTTAACAATTCGTTAAGTATATTATAAAAAATGTAATTATAAAAAAGGCTTACTAATTTGTCATCAAATATACTGTTTATTTGATTTAAAGCTGGCTTTTCTGGGTCAACCGATTTTAGCAATGACTTATTATACAAAAATACTTTCATCATTTGTGTCAATAGTTGTAATTTTTGTGCTACTAATTTGAATGCTAGTGCTAATTCGTGCTTATTAGTAAATGTATTTAATGATACATAATATTTTTGTATTATATTATAAATGTCAGAAATATGGATTGTTGATAAATTCCAATGTTTAGGAATTGCACCATAATTTACATTACTATTAATAATGATTGACGGGAAAATGTATAATATATTGTTAATATAATTTTGATAAAAAGTAATGTTTTCAACATCAATTGACAATGTTAGTGTTTGACTAAAGCTGGCAAACTCGCTTTTACTAATATTTGTTTGACTGCTTACTATTTGTAATATTTTTTGTTGTAATGCATTATTTGTGCGACCCAAGTAATTTTTTAAGTCACGTAATTCACGATTATCGTCAGCAATAATAGAAAATGTATCCAACATTAACTCCAATTTACTAACAAATATGTCGTCTAATTTGTAATAACTATTATTTGAATATGCATCTATTATTATTCGCAGTGCTTCTACATTATTAATAATGGTAAAGTTAATAGGAACATTTATAATATTGTTTTTGCTCACAATATGTATTAATTCTATAAATGACGCAAAATTATAGATTTTTCCATCATTTTTGAGAGATACTATAATTTCTTTTATTGATTTACTAGAATCAAAAGTTTGTGGTTTATCCATACATAGCCCTTTTAGTTCATCATCGATTGGAATTTGATTCGCAAAATTACAAAAATAGATAAACGCTTTATATACTAACTCTTCGCTAAACGCACTATATTGTGTTATGATTTTTTGCTGAGTGTTTAACGGCACATAAATTTGTGATGAATATGTTAAATTGTCTATACCTTTAAGTATAGAATTGTAAAAATTTGCCAAGTTATTATAATCTATTATAGCGGGATTAGCATTTATAAAATATTGAATGCTGTTTTTTTGCGAATTACAGCACGCATTTTCCAAAAACGGATTGTCATTAGAATTTTTTAATAATGGACTATTAGCTTTTACAACGTTTTGAATTAATTCTATAATATGATTGGCGCAACTTATGCTCTTTGACTCAACTAATTCTTTAATATTATTTTTAGAGCCACGAGAGAATGTTTCATATAATGTGTTCTTAAAATTTACGTCTAATGGTTCTAATGCGTCAGCGTCTATTTTAATGTCATTTAATGGGGGATTGAAAGTATGCCATATATTAATAGATAAGTATATAGGGATTGCATTACTATTATTGTCTTGGCTTAGCAAATATTCGCGCTTTTTGTTTAGATGCTCTATTAAGTCTTTGTTTTGAACTATATATTTTGATATTAGTTGTTCAATATTTTTTATGAGTGTGCTTTCAGACATTTTTAATATGCTATTCCAAGGAACAATTGAACTTTTTATTTTATTTGCTATACAAGCTATATAGGTAATTGATGTTTTGTCTTGTTCCCCGTCTAGTGGATATCCACTAAATGACTTAATACAACCGGGAAATGTTTTCTTAGATGTTAAAACTGGAATAGCTATTTGAATAGCATATACAATAAATGCCAAAGTTAGTAATAATAACGAAGAATTATACATATCTTCATAAGGCGGATTATTTTTTGCTTTGCCTTCTTTCTTAGCTACTTTAAGCAACATTTCCTCGTATTTTTGCTTTGATGGTATGTTTGAATTTAATAGAGCCAATACATTATTTATTATAAGTTCATGATTGTGTGATATATTTATTCCCATCATAAGACTCATCGACTTTATAATATTTATAATTACTTGGACATTAGGGTTTAATGATTTTGTAACAGGCTCTAAGTTTATTGCATAATCATTTTCTAATTGTTCGCGAGTAAAAACTTTAAAGCCTTTTTCATCATAGCCCTCATCGTTGTCAAATTCAATAGCTTTAATAATATAACCACTATGTTTGTCTACCCAAAAATTATTATCATCACTAATAGTGCCTTGAGTTGCGCATAATGTATCCAATTCTAATAAATAATTTTGCTTGGTTAAAAACGCATTTGAAAGACGCAACAAAAATTGGGGCATCAATTTTACACTTGTTTTTATACAATAGAGCCAATACACATTTTCGTCATTTATTGCATTTCGTGTATAATTTAGACAAAACCGCTTTATTAGTTCGTATTTTAATGACAAATCTTTGATTTTTAATACGCTATTTTTTAATTGTTCATATGGAGATGTAAGAATTTTTGATTCATAAGGTTCTTCTAAACCTAGCAAATAATTATTAGTATATTCGTTTTTAACTTTATTTAGACCTGTTATTTTTTCTATTCTTTTTTTAGCATTTTCATAATTACTAGTGATTTTGGTCTTAATTTCTTCTATACTAAAATTGTATTTGCTTTCAAATGTTTTTAATATGTCCTCAACTTCCGTATTAAGATTTGTCTTTTTGGTTCCACTTATTGAGTTGCATTTGTCATCTTTACTTATACACTCTTTATTTACATCGCAAAATATTTGATTGTTTTCAATATAAAACTTATCTTCAAAAGTTGGGTCTAATATCCACACATTATTTTCTCGTTTATAAATATAGTTTTTAGAACTTGATTTGTCTTTTAATAGCGCGTAGTCGCCATCTATTATTTCGCGCTTTTCGTCAATTATTGATTTAGCCTCTCTTAAAGCTTGGACCCGTGTTAATTTCATAATAGACATTAAGTTTGTTGTTAAAAATTCTAAAAACGCATTACTATCCATTGTTTTTTCCTCGCGCTCAAACTGTTTTAGCATGCTATACATTGTTTTATCGTATATTGAATCAAAAAATATTAGTTTATTATTATCGTTTTCGAGAGATTGGAGTGTCTTATATGCCTTACTTAATATATATTTTTCGCAAGTTGCCTGCACTTCGTCCAGCTCTTTAAACAAAATGTCTTTTGAAGATAAGGGTTTGGGATTGTTGGGATCATTTGGTTCTTTAGGAGCTTCGGGATTTTCAGGATTAGCCAACTCCTTCTCTCGTGCTTTAATAAAATTATCAAGTAAATTTCCAACAACTAAATCCATTATATTTTTATTTAGTGCTTGTAAGAAAAATTCGGCGCTGTCTACACTATACAAAAAGCTGACTAATTCTTCGTAATTAGCAAATAGTTCTTCGCTTACATTATAAAAAGAAAACAGCTCGTCTTTTAGCTCTTTTGATAATAACTCAAATGAGAAAATTATGTTTTCATTTTTGCCTTTAATGGCTAAACTATTTGATGCTTTTATGTTATTCAAAATCTTGGCAAAATTTGCCTCATTTGAAGTATAAATTTTTATGTATTCTTCAATGTTGCTTGTTATGAGAGATTTTATAAATTTATAATCATTATAATGTAAATTATAACAATCAATGTTTAGAGCTTGTAAATCGTATAAAAAACTTGCTAAACTATATTTGCGATGGTTGAGAGATAATGGGCTATAATGTGAAACATATTCGTTAATTAATGCCTTATTAGTTGGAATAAATGATTCAAGTAAATAGTTCATCTTTTCCAAATATGGAAGCTCGATTGACTTATCAATTGTAAAATAATTTATGTTTTTTAAGAAAGTAGAATTATGTATATTGGTATGACTATTTACATACTTATTTAATTCATCATTTTCTAAGACATACTTATTATAAACACTAGCATTATTTAAGAAAGTGCTTGAATTTATAAAATTAATGTTTAAATTAGCTTTATCGCCTATAGTCGTATAATTAGCATTGAACTTTGAAAACTCAAATAATGGCAATGGTAAGGTTATAAATCCAATTATATTTACAAAGTCATTTGCTGTTAGCTTTGTTGGTCTTGTGAATTTTTTATTATTAACATAATGTGACTCTAACATAGTTAGTCCTTCATTATATACATCAATCATAAATCGGCTTTTTGACAATGTTCCTTTAACTATGGCGTAATTATAAAAGTCATCGACAATATCATTTATCATCATAATTTGGGCATTTACATTTATATTTTCTGGGCTATTGTTTGTGTAATTATCAAATAATTGAGTAAGAGCTTTTATGTGTTCTTTATAATTGTTTATTTTCTCTTTTGAGCTATTATTCATCCATTTTAGTGAGGTTGATGTTAATGCTTCAATAAATTCACCCATAGGTTGATAATTAAAGTCGGTTTCGTCTGCGTTGCTATCATCATTTTCACTTATTATTAAATTTCGCGCATTATCTAACACAGGAAACAAAAAATACATTTTTTTGTTTAAATTAAATAGCTGTTCTTTTAAATATTTATAATGTTCGCCGCGTTCACTTGGAATTAGTGGATAATTGTTTGCGTCAAAAGTTGAATAAGTCGCTCGTAATTGGACATAATAATTAATTTCACTATGAATTTGTCTTATTACTTTTTCTGTGCGTTGTTCTGGTAAATAAGCATTTATTAGTTTATCTAAATAATCATTTGTTTGTTTGTCTAAACTATAGCGTTGCTCTTCATCTGAAACATTTACTTCGTGTTCTATGTCGTCTAGTTGTTCTCCTAGTTCAATCGTGTCAATTATTAGCGCCTCAAGGTCTTCTCTAGAGTCATAGCTTTTTAAATCATAATCTAATTCACTATTTGGGTCTTGAACCAAAAAAGAGCGCGACTCGTCCTCGCCTGAACTAGGCTGAAGTTGAGGGTCTGATGACGATGATGATGACGATGACGATGCTAACTCTAATTGTGCTTCATTTACTTTATCTCTCACAATAATTTTGTCTATATTTAAATCTTCGGGTATACCAGAATAGGCAAAATCTATATATATTATAGTATTACCAGGTACTATTGTTACTTCAATCATATCATTTTCTATGTTGCTTATAAAACCATTTATTACAGATGGTACTGGTTCTCCAAAATAAATGGAAATATATTTTTTTACTGCAAGATTATTTTGCACTACAAAACTTGGACTACTGACTCTGCTTAATATAATTATATTTGCTATTGACTCTTCTTCTAATTTTCCTAATTGTGAGAGAGTTAAAGTAAGCGTTCCATCCGAGTTTACTAATACTACTTTTGATTTATTTATAAATTTAATAAAATAAACTTTATCATGTAGACCACTGTTTGTTGGGGCATCTAATTTAATAATGTCCCCTAATTGAAGATTTACAGAACTTAATGTTTGAGAAAGTTCTGGGTTTGACATTTGACTTTTAATAGCACTCATAATATTATATTTATAATATAATATTTATAATACTATTTTTATAATAATAGTATTAAAATATGTTATTTTTAATAATAGTATTAAAATATGTTATATGCACTGTTTAAAATGATTATTTAAATGGTTTAAAGATTAAATCACTAATAATAGTATTACCATTATTATATGGTAAACATTGTAAATTCTATTAATCTTAATGTTACACATGCCTTGGCCAATGAAGACAATTATTTTACTATCAAAAAATACACATTTAATAACAATGAATATAAAATTATTAGATATAACAAGGCAAAGCTAAAAGAACTAAATATAATTAGTGATTATAATAAATATAATACTATTTCTAAATTTCGTTCGGTCATTATTAGAAATAATAAAGTTGTATGCTTTGCGCCCGAAAAATCAGTTGATTATTCATATTTTGTAAATAAATACAGCACAGAAAGTAGTTGGTTAGAAGATTACATTGACGGAACAATGATTAATGTTTTTTATGATACTATTAAGGAGACTTGGGAAATTGCTACACGGTCAAGTGTAGGCGCAAATATTGTGTTTTTTAATGATGTTAAAAACTATAAATATTTTGATAACAACAATTATTTTAAAGATTATTATAATCTCACATTTCGCTCTATGTTTTTTGAGGCGTGTAATAGTAACAATTTTGACCTAAATTGTTTAGATAAAAAATACGTTTATAGTTTTGTATTACAACATCCATTTAATCGTATTGTTACAACAATTAGCGCACCAGCTATTTATTTAGTTAAAATATATGAAATTACTCATCCAATTAATAATGTGCTAAGTGTTGATAATCTAAATCACGTTATTGTGCATGAAATTGATATTCAGTCATTAATTAATGTGCCACCATATATTTTTCTAAATAGCACTGTTAAATTGGCGGCAAAATATCCTGTTTCTAATTTTCAAGAAATTAAGGACTTTTATGAGTCTAATAATGCGTCATATCATTGTGTTGGGTGCTTTTTGTATAGCAAAGATGGAACTCGTAGCAAAATTAGGAATGTAAGTTATGAAGAAGTTAGGAAGCTTAGAGGTAATCAGCCGAAATTACAGTTTAATTATTTAACGCTAAAGCAGCAAAATAAAGTAAAAGAATTTCTACAATATTATCCAGAACATACTTTGATTTTTAACAAATTTAAACTTGCGCTTTACTATTATACAAGCAATTTATTTATGAATTATGTTAGTTGTTTTATTCGTAAAGAAAAACCATTAAAAGAATATGATTTTGAATATAAAACACATATGTATAAACTTCATGAAAAATATAAAAATGAACTTAAACAGGAAAAGAAAGTTGTTGATAAAAAGTTTGTGATTAGTTATGTAAATAGTCTTCCGCCTTCTCAGCAAATGTTTCTTTGTAATTTTAAGAATCACAAAACACAAGTGTCTAATGATAATGGCTCTGGCTCAACAGGGAATGGTTGTGTCGACACATCTGTTACTAGCATGAATGTATGTCCGTCATCGCAAATGACTAGTGCTTCGAATGTTGAAGAATGTGAATGTGACACTATGGATTATTAGAAATATTATTACATTATTTTTACATTTTTTATATTATTTTCATAAATTATTTAAAAATAATATAATAGACTATAGTAATATGGGAAACTTTTGTAGCTTTTTAAAGAAAAAAATTAATAATGAATCAATTAACACTAACAATAACAATAGTCCATTTTTAAAAAATATGGACGATGTAAAAAATAGTGATGCAAAAATAGACATATACTTAGATGAAGATGATAATAAGAACTTGCCTGCGTATAGTCAAGTATAGCACTTATGTTTAATCGTAATACTACTTTTGTCTTCTATTTTGTAGCTTTTTCCTTGTTATTTTTCTACTTTTTTTTCTGTTTATAGTTTTATTTTTTCTTTTTTTACTTTTTCTATACATTAATGTGGGAACTGTAGTTTTTTTATAAAATGCTATGCCACCACGAGATGATTCTTTAAAAACTATACTATAAATATTCATTAATATAGATTTTTGAGGACTATCAAAAATGGGGTTGTAACCCATATATGTAGTATCAACAACATGAGCATAAAATTGGGAGTGCCATTTTGGGATTTCTCTTGTATTTAGAGTTTTTCTTTTACACATCTTAATCATAAATACTGCTTTTGTATAATCTGGTTTTGGTTTATCAAGTTCTTTTATAATTGTGTCATACATTTGACCATCGTCTATATTAAATTTAATATGTCTATATGTAAATGCTATTTGCTTTAATATATCATATAATGTACTATCTTGAGTCTCATATTTGGATTTTAACTTGTCAGACAATTCTTCTATTGACAAGTTTCTAATTTCTGGAATTTCATCAAATTCAATAGTGATGGTAGGAGTGATTTTAAAACACCCGGAACCCAAATCAATTACCATAATTACCATATTGTTGTTTGCATCAATGAAAACATAGACATTACTTGCATGCAGGTCATTATGAATGAAGCCAAGTTTAAATAATTTTATTGTTATTAAATGCAACGCCATTGTTGTAAAAGAAATAGAATTTAATCCAAATACAGTTGTCTCCTCGTCGGTTTGCGTCATCGCTTTGTCTTCTAGTGTTGTCGCATCCCGACCTAAGCTAAAATTTTCAGATTTTCTACAAAAATCATGCAATGATAAACACGGCAAAAATTCCATAAAAAAAACCGTAACATTAAATGACAATGACTGTTTCGCATATATTATATATTGTTGTATAGTACGAGTATTATCAGGTATTTTATTTTCAATTAGGTGTTGACTTAAGAATTTACTACTTAGAGCTTTACTTATCTCATCATCATCACCTGTTATATTTTGATGATATAGATAACTTGGACATAACGGTTTTTCGGGTGATGTTTGCGCAAGTTGCTTTTGTGTGTTTATCTCGTCTAAAACGTCTAAATACTCACCCTCTGTATTATATGTAAAAAATTTAACCAGTATTTCTGTAGTTTCTGGAAATGTCTTGTAAGTAAAACTGCTCATAAATTTTTCGTTAAATTGTATTTAAAATACAAAAGCAAGAGGCTCGTTGCTTTTACGATCTGGTCTAAGCTCTTTAGTAGTTTTACTAATTAGGTCAAATCTTGTATCCTCTGCTTGTAGTATATCTAATATTACGCCTTTTTGTATTGTTTCATCTTGACTGGTAAATTGAAGTACCCCGCCTTTAAGTACCATATATATACTATACAAAATATTATATAGTATATATAAATTTCATAAATAATAAATAAGAGCTAAGGAAAAAAACTAATGCTAAGGAATTTCAACATCTTCTTTTTTTACTAATACATTGGGTCTAGTAAGTTTAGAAGGGGGTTTAACAATGCCTCTATGCATTTTTTGCTTTTGCGATAAACAATCATAAGGAACTTTCATATAAATTGTTGTTTTGTTTTTTTGTCACAGCAATAGTGTAAAAAAAGACCATATATATAGTATAGATTATACTGTTTATATACTATTTTTATATACTATTTATATACTATTTTTATATACTATTTTTATACTTTTTATATACTATTTTTATACTTTTTATATACTATTTATATACTTTTTATATACTATTTATATACTATTTTTATATACTATTTTTATAATACCTGTTCTTTACTTTGAAGCAAAATATTCTTTAATAGAATTGATTACTAAAATAGCATCATTTACACATTCTTCAAGGTTCAATAAAATATCTTCTTTAGTAATTTGTGTTTTATAAGAACATTTAATAATACTAAATGTGTCGTGTGGATGTTTTTTTAGAAAACTCACATAATTTAAAGTCTTTGATTTTAGAAAGTATTTACTATAAAAATTATATTCCAAAATTTTACCAATCGTGTAGTCCTCATTTTCAAGTGTAATAGTATAACAATTTTCCATAGTGTCTTCGGAAAGACTAATGTAATCGTTATTTATTTTGATTTTTTCTAATGAGCTATATAGTTTTTTAATTAAAATAGACGCCGCCAATTCAACAATCTTAAAATTATTATATACTCCTAATGTTTCTATAACAAAATCAAAGCTGTCTTCTATAAAGAGGCGCTTTGAATCCAAAATTAACCAATCTTTCTTAATTGTTTCTATTTCTTCTTTGCTATAGCTTTTTGCTAACTCGGCTGATTTTACTTCCCATGCATCTTTGATTTTTACTAAATCTACTGTATTTCCATAACTACAAGTGCTTACGACATTAAACATACCGTCATTTTTGGCATTGCTAATGCTAAATTTTGCTTCCAAATGTAGCTGCTCTTTATCCATATTTGACGCAATTTGTGGTCTAAGGCGCACTAGCTCTACATAGTCACCACTAATTGGATCGGGTGGAAAGATTTTGCCTACTTCCGCTTGTGTTAAGTATTTATTTGTTTTAATATTTTTAATCTTGAAGTCTTCGCTAGTAACATAAATAATAGTATTAGTAGCATTTGTCTTATTAATTTCTAAAATATATTCATCAAGCGGAAATTCATATGGGCTTTCAATATGGATTGGTATACTGCTTAAACGCTGTTTTAGCAATTCGTTATTTAAGCGTGACTTATTAGTATATATTGACACATTGTTTTTTTCATATGGATAACTTTCTATAACAAGAGTTGGAATTTCTGACAAAATAATTCTGCGTAATCCATTAGCATAACTAACATTTACATTACTAAGTGTAAATGTTAATGTTCCGTTTTTCTCATCAACATCTGTTATTTTTGCTTTGAACGACATTATTATATAGTATAATTATAATTTGACTTTATATTTTCAATTTTTAATTATATTATATTTATTATAAAGTATTTGTATTTAGTTAAACTATTTAGTTAAAAATAATATTAAAAAATATTACTAAAAGTAATATAAACAACATGGGTTCAATATTGTATTATAGCAATTATTGCGACAATTGTAAAAAACTATTAACACTATTATCAAAGTCTGGACTAAAAAATACTATTCATTATATATGTATTGATAAGCGTATAAAGAAAAACAATGCTACTTATGTTGTTTTAGAAAATAATCAAGAAATATTACTTCCACACACTGTTAGTGCTGTTCCAGCATTAATGATAATCAATCAAAATTACAAAGTATTATTTGGAAATGATATTACTGAGTATTTGAAACCAGTGGAACACGCAGTTACACAAAAAGCTACTAATTACAATGGAGAACCAAGCGCATTTAAATTTGATGGAATGTCGTGCGGTGTTGTATCTGATAATTATAGTTTTTTAGACCAAAATAGTGATGAATTATCTGCCAAAGGAAGCGGTGGGTTAAGACAATTATATAGTTATGCTACTATAGAACATTGTGATAGTATAGAAACTCCACCCGATGATTATGTTCCCGATAAAGTTGGCGAAGTAAATATCAAAAATTTAGAGCAACAACGCAACTCCATTAATTAGATGTTTTCTTTTTAAGTTGTTTTAATAAGTCTTTTAATAAGTGTTTTAATAAGTGTTTTATTTTCTGTGTCTTAGTTTTGGATCGCTTGCTTTGTAATGTTGACCATACATACTATAAAATGCATCATCTATACCTGCGCTAGTAACTTCTTGCGCTGCCTTTTTGGCTGCTTTTTCTGCTTCCTTTAGTTGCTTAGCTAATGCTTTTGCTTGTTTTTCTTGTTCTTTCTTAATTTGGCTAGGAGTCGGGCCTTGTCTCTTGGCCCTAGACTTACCATGAACATTTACAGTTAGTTGTGGTGCTAATGCTTGTTCTTGTGCTTGATGTGAAAAAATAGCAAGCGCATTATCCAAAGCTGCTTTTGTATAATCATTGGCAACACCTTGAAAAACAGTCGCTTCATCAAGTTCTATATTAGGCGACTTCTGTCTGCTAATAGCTTGTGAATTAACTGGATTAATTACAAGCCTAACAACTCCACCTTTTTTAGTACGTCTTCTATATTTTTTATGTTTTCTTTTAGCACTATTTTTGTTTGTATAGGCCATTATATATATTACTAAATATAATAATTAATTAACTAAATATAGTATTATTATATAATGGATAAACGTATATACTTATTTATTCCACTTATTGCTGTAAATGGAATAGCCTTTTTATATCCGCTATCCAAGGATAGTGGTGAAAAGCTGTGGTTTAGGCCTCCTCCATATGTTTTTGCGATTGTTTGGCCTATATTATTGTTACTAATTGGCTATTCATGGTATATAAGACCAAATTTAGTGTTTTATTATGCAATTTTGACATTCCTTCTCTCTATATGGTCTATAGTATGGAATTATAATAAATTTTATGCTTTTATTAACATTATTAGTACATTAATTTGTACTTTTTTCTTAATACTTTATAAATATAGTAAATTATCTTCACTTTTATTAGTGCCACTCTTATTATGGTTGTCGTTTGCTAGTGTGCTTAATTATTATAGCATATAAAATTTGTTTGTTTAAATTGTTTTTAATTATATTAAATTAACAATTTAAAAAAACAAATTAACAATTTAAAGTTTATAATTAATAACTAATTTTTTATTTAAAGTTATAATAGTACATTTAGTAATAATGACTACTATTAATAATATCAGTATTAATCAGGCAATTACATTACTTAATTTTTATAAAATTATTAAAGACTTAATAAATGATTTATATACTAGTTTTGGTGACAAAATTAGCGCCAAAATAGCAAATAATTGCGACTATCAAACTATTATTAATTATAAACTACCGAACTATAGTGACGACATTAATGTTGATGAATATGTTAACTCTATTGAATTAAGCACTATTGCTCCTGACTTCTTTAACTCTCTTAATACTATATATGAATATTGTAAAGGAACATTTGCCCTAAGAAGTATTGATATTTTATATCAAAATGAAGACATATTTTTAAATAAGTCTAATGTAGAAAATAGTGACACATTAATTAATACGGTTTTTTTACCAGATATTGATTTTGCTGACTTATATTATGATGATACAAGCACTAAAACTAAACAAACATTATGGAAGTATTTACAAGTAATTTTATTTAATATTATTACTTCAATTGATGATGTATCTTTTTTTGGTAATTCATTAGAATTACTTAAAATTATTGACAGTAACAAATTTTCATCTAAACTAGAAAGCACCATTGATGAACTATCTAAAATGTTTTCATTTAAAGAGAAAAAAGAACGCAAAAATGCTAATAAAAATAAAGATAAAAATAAAGATAAAAATAAAAATAAAAATAAAAATAAAAATAAAGATGTTAACGATGGAGACGATGAAAAAGAAGATAATAAAGAAGATAATAAAGAAGATGAAAAAGAATATGATAAAGAATATGATAAAGAAGATGATAAAGAAGATGAAGAAGATGAAGACGAAGATGATGATAACGAAGACGACGACGATGATGATGAAGAAGACGATGAAACTAGTTCTAACAAAGAATCCAAAAAAACACCTATGTTTCCTAACATAGATTTAACCAAAATGTTTGACATTTCTATTAACAATATGGGTATGGGTAATATGAGTGGATTATTTGATGAAATGCTAAATGATTTATCATCTAATTTTAATAATGCGAATGCAAGCACTAAAGAACAAACAGAAACAAATAATGATTATGCTATTCCAGATAAAGACGAATTGTTTTCACACATAAATAAATTAATAAATGGAAAAATAGGTTCTTTAGCAAAAGAAATTGCCGAAGAAACAACAAAAGACATTGATATGGAAGCTATAGGCAATATTAATGATGTCAACGATGTTTTAAAAGGGTTTATGAAAGATCCTTCTAAATTATTAGGACTTATTAACAATATTAATAATAAAATTTCTAGCAAAATGAAGGATGGGTCGTTAAAAGAAAGCGAACTTTTAGAAGAGGCTGCTAGCATATTTAAGAATATGAAAAATATGCCAGGAATGAATAATTTTAGCGACATTTTAAAGTCTATGAATCTAGATAAAATGATGCCAAAAGGTGGAAAAATAAATCCAAATGCTTTCCAAAATATGATGGAACAAAATGTTAAAATGTCTAAAATGAGAGAGCGTATGAAGAAAAAAGCGGAATCTTCTACTTCAAAACCAACATATAGCACTAGCCAAAATAGTGAATCAAAAACGGCTTCGCACAATGTCAAATTAGATGATTTAACGGCCAATCTCTCTTCATTAATGAAAGATATGGACAATAATACAAGTTTTATTGATTCACTGCTTAAAAATCAAGCAAACCATTCTAATCAGTCTACTCCAAGAGCAAATGATATAAACTCTAAACGAAGAGAAAATAATAAGAAAAAAGTAAATAGAAAAAAGTAAATAGAAAAAAGTAAATAGAAAAAAGTAAATAGAAAAAAGTAAATATAAAAAAGTAAATAGAAAAAAGTAAATATAAAATTAATATAGTAAAATAATTATAACATTAATATAATATAATATGACTTATAATACTATAGAACCAATTATATCAAATAATGAGGGTCAATTAAAGGATAATAAAAAAGAAACAGATGCAGAAGCAAAAGAAGAGAGAAAATATAGAAAAGATGTTAATGATTATGCTAGCACCACCATTTGGTATGAAAATCCAGCGCTATTATTTAGTAGCAATTCAATAACAGAATTATATCCAAAAGAAAATATGAGTCAAGAACAAAAAATAAATGCTATAACACGAGTAATACTTTTATTAACAGTGTTAGGATTTGTATTTCTAAATAATACAAATATATTAATTAGTGGACTAATTGCTATAGGTATATTAATTTTTTTATATAATATAATGAAAAAACGAAATGTTAGCAATAAAATGAGAGAAACATTTTCTAATAGCGATGCCTATAATAAAGTAAAACATAATTTTACTAATCCAACACTTGTAAATCCAACTATGAATATATTATTGCCCGAAATTCAAGATAATCCAAATAGACTCGACGCAGCTCCCTCATATAAAAAACCTGTTGTTGATAAGATTAATGAAGAAACCAAAAAATTTATTTTAAGTAATTTTGATAATTCACAAAATATTAGGGAAAAATTATTTAATAGTGGAATAAATGAATTTGACAGTAATAACTTTGATTTTGAACAATCAATGCGACAATTTTATACAACAGCAAATACCAAAATTCCAAACAACCAAGCTGAGTTTGCAAAGTTTTGTTATGGAAATATGGCCTCATGTAGAGATGGAGATGTTGAAATGTGTTCTAGAAATATTCCTAGACATGTTATGTTATAATAATTTATTGTTTATTGTTTATTGTTTATTGTTTATTGTTTATTGTTTATTGTTTATTGTTTATTTTTACTTTAATTTAATAAAAATATTATATTAATTTAATATATTAAATTAATATATAATGACTACTACTGCTTATCCATATACATTTGATGCAATGTCAAGAATTGGTAATGATAATCCAGCAATAGACCAGCGAAATATTCAAAACATTAATAATGCCAACTACAATTTAGAAAATTACTATCCAGCTTGTCCTATGTCAAAAGCACAAGATTTTGCCTTAAACCAACCCAATGTATTTTATAATGGTTCACACGAAGGTGGTATTAAAGGGTGTGCTATTGAGGCAAATAACGAGTTAAAATATACACACATTACTCGTCCTGCTTGTAAACTAACTTTAAATCCACGTCCTTTTTTAACTGTTCCATATTTAGGTAAAGGTTTAGGCGATATTGACACCGAATTTCAATTAAAAACAGGACAAAATGACCTTAATAAAAAGACTATTAACAATACTATGGAGCAATGCTTTAATGATAATGCAAATTATCCATTGCTTGATAATGTAAAGCAAACACTAAACAATAGCGCATATGTTATAGAAGACGATGCACTAAAAGGATGGCAACGCGGTGGTATGAGCGCACGTGAATTTGCTCGTAGTCAAGATACTAAAAAATAGAAAATTTTAAAAAGAAATATGAACAAAAAAAATATAGAAAATATAGAAAATATAGAAAATATAGAAAATATAAAAAATATAGAAAATATAAAAAATATAGAAAATATAGAAAATATAGAAAATATAGAAAATATAGAAAATATAGAAAATATAGAAAATATAGAAAATATAAAAAATATAGAAAATATAAAAAATATAGAAAATATAGAAAATATAGAAAATATAGAAAATATAGAAAATATAGAAAATATAGAAAATATAAAAATAAATTATTAGTATTACTTATTAAATAACTAATACTAATTTAAATAAGTATTAGTTATTAAATAACTAATACTAATTTAAATAAGTATTCTTATTTTATACTATATAATGACAAACAAAGGCAACACTAGTTTTTTTGATAATCTAAAAAATATGAATTATAAGTGTGACTTTTTATGTACTTATAAATTATTAGAAAATCAAGACAATCAAGAAAATGAAGAAAATGATTGCGCTAATTTGTGTTATCAAACACAATTATTACAAGCTTTAAATATGAAAAATTATGATGATTTTATAATTACAAAAAACATTGAAGCCATATATTTCTTTTTGAAAGATAATAATGAAGTTGTTAGCTTACTAATAGCGTTAAAAGAAAAATACAAAAACAGTTCTATGGCTTTTTTTATTGAAAATGAGCTAGCATTGTTTCAATTATTATTTAGTTATGATTATTTTGATATTTTTCATAAATGTTTATCCAAATATATTATAACTAAAACGCAAACAACAGATTTAATTATACACAAAAAATATTTTGATGAAGTTTATAAGGTTATAAACGCTAAATAATTATTAATATTAGTCTTTTACATAACTATTAGTACATAATTTTTTGATTATTTTTTCTTCATTATGTTCTTTATTATTTGCAATTGCTACTAATGTATGTGTATAATAATTTTGCTTTGACTCATTATTTTGAAAATCGGGATTTTCTTTAGTCCAATTACATAATGCGGAAAATTGCTTTGTTGACACTTCTTTTATTACATTTTTTATTTTATCTTTGTTCACATCTTTTTCCCACTCATTATTTTCTTTTATGTATAATATTTCCCGCTTTATATCAGTGCAATGTATTGGCCGTTGATATAAATCAAGTTTATTCATATTTTCTATTATTACATTGCTTAGTCCATTTACTAATCCATTTTGCTTTGTATAATCTAATTGAAGAAAACTTACTTCAATAGACCGAATAAAATCACGCATATTTATAGCATCTTTGCATTTTTCATTTAAAAATACTTGAATGTTAAACTTATGATTGTTTGTTGTTATTGTTGTATTTCCTAATTTGGGTATTAGCTCTTTAATTGTATTTGTCAATTCTATAATTTGATCTTGCTGCTTCTTTACAACTTCAAATATTACTTCATTAGATAAATTTAATACATTTGAACTTGCACAATTTGAACTACTATCTGTCAAATTTGCTTGTGTTAAAAAAGTGCAATTTTTTTTATGTGTATATAAACTTTGCCTATATTTATAATTTTTACCGCATTCACAAGTAAAGATTAATTTGGAACTTTTTTTGTCTAAATTATGTGATTGTGTAAGTATTGTATGTTTACGTGTCAATAAATGTCGTTCATATTGACTACTACGACTCGTATTATAGTCACAAATAATACAGCAATAATTTTTGGAACTTTTTTGGAACTTTTTTGGAAACATTTGTAAGTATAAAATACTTACAAAAAAAGTTCCTAAATTAGTTTTATAAAAATTCTAAAAAAATTTATGGTAACACAAGTTTTTTGGTTATAAAATTTTTAAACCTTTATGGTCTAAAATCAAAAAATGGTTTTTTTTAGACTATAAAAGGCAAAATATTGTAAAATAGGACATTCAAAAATGTCCATTTTTCAAAAAAATTCTGGAAATTTTTTTTGGAAAATATGCAGCCAATTTGTGAATATTTAATTTGTTATGATAAATGCTAATAAAATATATAATGTGTTTTTTTTGGGTAATACCACAATTTTTTTAATGGCAAAAAGTTGGAAAAAAAAATTTTTGAAAAAAGTTGGCAAAAAGTTTGGAAAAATTCTTTAAAATTTATTATAATATGTTACAATTATAATAAATTTTTGTATTAGTGTAAGCTAGGCCTTTGATAGTTATTATATACTAATGGGTAAGGCATAATAATAGATTGGGGTCTATCAAAAAATTCTATAAAGTCAAGGCTTCTTATGCTTGGAACAACTATTTCACATACACTTTCTAAGTTTGTTGAACCTATTCCTCGCAATTGTGACTCAATATCAATAGCATTATTTGCTAAAGCATCTCTTGAGATATGGCTTGGAATATATCCTAATGCTGGAATACAATCGCTTATTGGTCTTCCACTTGACGAGTGTATATAAAATGTTTCATTTAAAATTTTCTCTTTATCCGATTTTTCTAAATTATAATTTAACTGACTGTTCTTATTTCTTGTAGAGGACATAATTATATATATTTTAATGTTATTATATTTTAATTTTATTATATTTTATTTTTATTATATTTTATTTTTATTATATTTTATTTTTATTATTTTTTGTCAAAAAATTGCGTCTTTTGCGTCTTCTACGTCGCTTTTTTCGTGTTTTAACACCACCTGCTGCTGGTGGCAT